TACTATTGTCAGTAACAGCAACGGCGGCAAACGTGAGTAAAAACCGCTTTGGAATAACCGAAGATCTAACAGTTACACAAAATGAAAACCCATTCAAAACAATTATTACAGGACTATAAAGATATGAACTTTTTTACTACTAGCGACAACCAAGCGATTCAAACTAACCAGTCTTTTGATCTAGGCGGTGGCGATTTTGAGCCAATCCCGAACAATACACAGTTAAAAGTGCTTATTGACGAAGCTAAATGGGCTGAGTACGACGGAGATCGTTATATCTCGCTCCGTTGGATGGTTATTGACGGTGAGTATAAAAACCGTAAGATCTTTCAAAAAGTGCGCGTGTTAGATAATGACACGACAAAAGCAGACAAAGCTAAAACGATGCTTGCTGCGATTGACAGCAACGCAGGCGGCAAGCTTTTAGCTAATGGCGTGATGCCTGATGATATGGCGTTAGGCTTGAACCTGACCAATAAACCGATGGCTGTAGTAGTTGCGACTTGGGAAATTGACGATAAAAAAGGCAACTGGATTAAAGCCGTTAGCCCGTTAAACGCTGCGAGCCAACCACAACCGCAACAGCAGCAACAACAACAAGCCGCACCAATGAGCACCGACTACGACCCTACAATCGGCTTTTAGCAACTAACTTAATAAGCGATAAAGGCTAGCTAATAACTAGCCTTTTTTTAGGATTATGATTGAACAAAGATCGCCAGAGTGGTTTAAACAAAGACAGAAAAAAATAACAGGATCTAGTGTTGGCGCAATATTGGGTTGTGATCCATTTCGTAAACCCGCCGATGTTATGCGGGCAATGGTGCGCGATTCGCTAGGCGCTGAAAGTGAGTTCAAAGGGAATGTAGCGACAGAATACGGCACAAAATTCGAGCAGTATGCACAGGCAGACTTCGAGATGGAAACAGGGCTAAACGTCACTGAAACAGGTTTCCATGTTCACAATGAACTAGAATGGCTTGGCGCTAGTCCTGACGGCTTAATCAATGATGATGCTGTGTTAGAAATAAAATGTCCGTTCGGGAAACGCGATAAAAACGACTTTAAAAGCATTAATGATCAACCGCATTACTACGCGCAAACACAAATAGAAATGTATTGTACAGGCCGTACAAAGTGCCATTTTTACCAGTGGTCAAGCGTTGGATCACGTATTGAATTAATAGAGTTGTCTAGCACATGGCTAAGCGAAAATTTACCAAAACTTAAAAAGTTTTATGATGCTTTTTTAGTTGAATTAAAAAACCCTGACAAACATTTAGCAGATTTAGTGCAAAACAAACAGGCCGTTAAAATAGCTGATGAATACAGGCAATTAAAAGCGCAAGAAAAAGAGATAGAAACACGACTGGACGAGCTAAAAAAAGAATTTATAACAATAGCCGACAGCAAAAAAACCAATGTTAGCGGGGTGTTGGTATACCCTATTGATCGCAAAGGGGCGGTACAATACAGCAAGATCCCAGAGTTAAAAAACGTAGATCTAGAGCAATACAGATCAGAAAATAAAGAAAGCTGGGGGGTTAGATGACTTTTAAACTACGTCCGTACCAACAGGCCGCAGTGAATGCGACGACTGATTTTATCAGTAAATGTTATGATCCATGCTTGCTAGAGTTAGCGACCGGGGCGGGGAAATCGCTTATTGTCGCAGAAGTGGCGAGATGGATTAAAAACAAATCCAACAAAAAAGTTTTATGTTTAGCTCCATCAAAAGAACTAGTAACACAAAACAGGGAAAAATATTTAGCCTATGGCGAACCCGCCTCAATATTTAGCGCAAGCGCAGGTAAAAAAGAACTAAAACACTGTGTGGTTTTCGGTTCGCCTTTGTCCGTGTTAAATAGCATTGAAAAGTTTGGGGCGCAATTTTCAGCGGTTGTTATTGATGAAGCCCACGAAATAACGCCGACCATCAAAAACATAATAATAACTATGAAGGAGCATAACCCGAAATTAAGAGTAATTGGCTTAACTGCTACACCTTACCGCATGAAGACGGGTTATATTTACCGCATTGATCAAGACAATAAACCAGTGGACGAAGATCAAACAACAGATCCATATTTCACCAGATTACTTTATCAAGTGAAAACACAAGAACTTATTGATCAAGGCTTTTTAACTCAGCCGGTCGCGGATATATGCGAGGGCTACAATACTGAGAATCTTGAAATAAAAAACAATGGTAAATTTGAACAATCTACAATTGAGCAAGCTTTCGAGGGGCAAGGACGAAAAACAGCGGGCATAGTGGCGCAAGTGGTAGAATTTAGCAGGGATAGAAAAGGGGTGATGTTTTTTGCTGCTACAATACAACATGCTAATGAAGTGCTGCAAAGCCTGCCAGAAGGTAACAGCTTTTTAATTACAGGAAAAACAAAAAAAGCAGACAGAGAAAAAATAATAAACGACTTTAAGCAGCAAAAGTTTAAATACTTAGTTAATGTGTCGGTGTTAACAACAGGCTTTGATGCTCCACATGTTGATGTGGTCGCAGTATTACGGGCTACTGAAAGCCCAAGCCTTTTTCAACAAATAATAGGTCGTGGCCTGCGTCTAGCTGATAATAAAAAAGATTGTTTAATATTAGATTTTGCGGAAAATATAGAGCGCCACGAACTAGAGGATAATTTATTTGAGCCAAAAATAACAACTAGCGGCGGTGGATCTGAGAAAAGTTTTATTGATGCTGCTTGCGAATGCTGCGGTGTCATCAATCAATTTTCAGCAAGGCCAAACCCCGAACGCTTAGACGTTGATAAAAACGGCTACTTTCTTGATCTACTTGGCGAGCGAATAACAACAGACGCAGAAGAACCGCAAGACATGCCAGCGCATTTCGGTCGCCGCTGCACAAGTGAAATAATAGTCAAGGGTAAATATGAACGATGTGTAGGCCGTTGGTCTTTTAAAGCTTGCCCTGACTGCGATAATGAAAACGATATAGCCGCGCGTTATTGCTCAAAATGTAAAGGTGAACTAGTTGATCCAAATGAGAAGTTAAAAATAGAATTTAAACGCATGAAAAACAGCCCACATCAAAGAAGTAGCGATAAAGTTGTGACATGGTACGCGCAGGAATGGCACAGCCGAGCAGGTAACAAAACATTAAGAATAGACTACACGACAGAATACAGAAGCTTTTCAGCTTGGTATTCGCCCGATAGTAAAAGCATGTTTGCACAGCACCTATGGAACAACTTGTGTATAGCTGTTTTTGGCAAAGTTGCGCCAAGTATTGATCTATTTTTAACGGCACTAAACAGGGGTCACGGTAAAATGCCAGTAACCATTACGAGCAAAAAAGAAGGTGATTTTTTCAAAGTAACAGCCCATAACGCACCAGAGGATAAGCAACCATGATCCATTATTTCGGTGAAACAAAAAAAGGTAAACAACCAACAGAAAGCGCAGAAATGATAACTTTTTTTAATTACATAAGAAAACATTATCCAGATATTTCCAGAGTTGCCACGCATATCAGAAACGAGGGAAAAAGGAACATAGCACAAACACAAAAACAAAAAAGCGAAGGTATGGTCAAGGGGGCTAGTGATATTTTTATACATGGCTGCCCGTCCTTTTGTTGTGAACTAAAAACACATAGTAAAAGCAGCAAGCCAAGCAAAGAGCAAATAGCATACCTCGAAAGCGTTGATAAACTAGGCGGTTTTGCTTGTGTCGCTCGCGGCTGTGTGGGCGCGTTAGAAGCTTTGGAGGTATGGATTAATGAACAGCCATGACGAAAAGTGGGTAAGCAAGCAGATATCTACGCTGCCCCACGTTGAGTATAAAAAGAAAGCATGGCAAGGCTATAAAGATACGTATAAAAAAGCGTTTGATAATGAACCTATAGAGCATAAAAAACAAAACGCCGCAGGTTTTGCCGCCAACTGTGCGCTAAGAGATTTTATAAAAAGAGTAAATAAACGCTTGACAAGATAATAGTTAACCATTAAATTAACTGCATGTTCAAAAAGAGAGGGAAACAACATGAGAAAAGTGGTCAGTTTTAGCGGCGGGAGAACAAGCGCGTACTTGTGTAAAGTGATGATCGATAAATTCGGAAAAGATAATGTAGATTTTATCTACATGGATACAGGCGCAGAACACCCAAAAACATATGAGTTTATCAGAAAGGTTGATTCTTATTTCGGGCTTAACCTTGTATGTTTGCGCGGCGATTTTTCTCGACCTTTGGGTAAGGGTGTTTATTATAATGTCGTTGATATAAACGACATAAAACAAGACTTAAAGCCATTCAAAGAGATGGCTAGTAAGTACGGTATACCTTACACTGGTGGCATGTTTTGCACTGACAGGATGAAGCTAAAGCCATTTAAAAAGTATTGTGATGACACTTACGGAAAAAAGAAGTATGAAACATGGTTAGGTATACGCGCAGACGAACCCAAAAGGCTTGTCGGTGATAATAAAAATAAAAATCTTAGTGTATATAAACAATTAAAAATAGACGGACTTAACGATGATGCAATAAGCTTGCTTTACGTTAACGCTAGAGAAAACATTAAAGAGATTAACCAATGGAGGATAAGCGATTTATCAAAGGCTTTGCTAATAAAGAGGATTGATCACTTAAATGAACAAAATTTAAACCATTTAGCCGAGGTTTGTAATTATGAAAAACAAGAAATAGTGATCCACTGGTCTAAAATGCCATTTGATTTGGGTATTGATGAATGGCTAGGCAATTGTATTTTTTGCCCTAAAAAATCAAATTTAAAACTTGCGGCGGCACAACGTGATGAGCCTAAACATTATCACGATTTTATTTCTTTGATAACTTCTGACTCGGTTCGTGTTGATGATAACACAGGTCATTACTCTAAGATGTATAGAGGTAAACAGTCTTTACAGTCATTGATAGCAACCTTTGACGGTTCAACAGGTAAAGAAATAAAGGCACGTATTAGAGGTAGCAAAATGATCGATACTAATTCTTGCTCCGAATCATGCGAACTCTTTAATTAAAAGAGTAAATAAACGCTTGACAAGATAATAGTTAACCATTAAATTACATACATATTCAAAAAGAGAAACAAACAAAGGCAAGGATGCCGATTCAATTAACTAAAAGAGAGGTAATAAAAAATGAATGATTTAGAAATATGCAAGCGCCTTGCGGAGATTAAAGGTTTGTCAGTTAAACAAGCCGCACATTATAAAAAGATTGTTAATGGGGCGGGAATATGTGCAGGCTTTCACCCTTATAACCCACTAGCAAAAACTGAAACAGGCAAAGCTTTATGTTTTGATTTGATGGTTGAGTATATGCGTTTCTTTAAGGTACAAAGTGATGAAGACCTTACTGTTATTTATGTTCACGATCTAGAAGCTACAAGCCCTCAGGATTTACTATGTATTGTGAAAAATACTGACCCACAAAAAGCCATCTGCTTAGCGATAATTGAAGCTGATGAAGCCAAGAAAAACATGGCTGAGAGATAACAACACACATTCAAACAAAGGGAAATAAAATGAGCAAACAAAAGAACGAGTACAACAGTATTGTAGAGGTGGAGGCACGCTTGGATGAAATACGAACCACTGCTGCTACACTGGCAGTGGAAGCACGCCATTTACAGTCTGTTATTAATGCAATGAATGATTGTAACCTTCAAAATTCTTACACAAACCAGCCTGATCAACACTAACAAGGTCGAACAACAAACAAAGAGATAATAAAATGAGCAAACAACTATACCAATCAAGAACGCCAGAAACACAAAAAAACTATGCACCGTGGGAACTAAAGGTAATGGTAGCTGCAAGCGGTGAAGTTACCGCCGATCAGCTAGCCGCCCTTTTAGGTAGAAGCCCTAGCAGCATTAGTACAAAATGCTCATTAATGGGCGTAAAAACCAAACGCAAAGAGAGAGTAACAAAATGCTAACAGCCGAAATTATACAAAAAATGTACACCAAAACTAATCACGTGCCAGTCAACGCGAGAGCGCGCGGTAAAACCGTTAATAGCAATGTTAGCAAAGAGGCATTAAGCGCTGTCTTGGGTTACATTAATTCTTACAAGGGCTTTATTACAGTTAAAACGCTTGAATTTAAAACAAATTATGCACGTTCTACACTGCAAAGGGTCGTAGCATTGCTAGCGCATCAAGAAAAAATTCAAACAAAAACAGTTAAAAACGGACGTGCAAACACATTACATGTAAAGGGGTTAAACAAATGATTAACTTGATGCAAGGCGATTGTTTAGAAAGAATGAAAGAAATCCCCGGTGGATCTATTGATTTAACAGTCACTAGCCCGCCATACGACAATTTAAGAAGTTACAACGGTAATAATGCGCAATGGGGCGAGCATGTCTGGAAAGAAGTGTTGACCGATCTTTATAGAGTGACAAAAAAAGGCGGCGTTGTGGTTTGGGTAGTTGGGGATGCTACAATCAAAGGCAGTGAGACAGGTACAAGTTTTAAACAAGCCTTATGGGCTATGGAATGCGGGTTTAACTTGCATGATACTATGATTTATAAAAAAAACTCTATACCCAAAAACCACAACAGGTACGAGCAAGATTTTGAATATATGTTTATTTTTAGCAAAGGTAAACCTTTGTCTTTTAACTCAATAAGAATCCCGACTCTCTACCCTGAAAAGCCAACCGCTAGGAAAAACAGTTTTTACTCAAAAACAAACGAGACCATGAGGAGCGCCAGAAGTGAAAAGGCAAGAAAGCCAGTAGGGGTTGATAAAATAAAGGGCAATATATGGAGTATATCAACAGGTAAAGGACATTCAACACTTGATAGTATAGCGTTTAAGCACCCTGCTATATTCCCTGAAAAACTAGCCAATGATCATATAATAAGCTGGAGCAATGAAGGCGATATTGTTTTTGATCCGTTTATGGGTTCAGGTACTACGGGAAAAATGGCAAAGATAAATAACCGTAATTTTATCGGTATAGAGTTAGACGAAAACTATTTTAATATTGCAAAGGAGCGTATAAACAAATGACAACAGAAAACAAAAGCAACACGCCTTTAAATATTCGTGACCTTTGGCAAACACCAAAAGAGATATTTAATACTTTAAATTGGGAGTTTAGATTTGGTCTTGATGTTGCAGCAAGTAAAAAAAACGCGTTAACACCTGATTTTTTAGACGAAAAAGACAATGCGCTGTCGCGAGGTTGGCATCCGTCCAACTGGTGCAACCCTCCATATTCTAATATTATGCCGTGGGTTAACAAAGCCATTGAGCAGCACAACCTAGGGCGCACAACTGTTATGTTAGTCCCTGCTGACACGTCGGTTAAATGGTTTAAAAAGGCTTATGACTCATGTAATGAGGTTAGGTTTATTAGTGGGCGTATAGCGTTTATTAATTCGGACACTCAAAAACCTGTAGGCGGTAACAATAAAGGATCTGTGTTGTTTATCTGGCGCGGTTGCACACCAAAAGAAAGCCGCACAGTAACACTGATTGACCGTGAATATTTTTATTTATAAAAGGGATTAAACAAATGACAACACAAGAAAGAATAAACGCGAGTTTACAGCGTGAAATTGACCGTGAAGTAGCCATGTCTCAAGAGAAAGAACAGAAGGAGATTGACTACAAAGAACGGCAGCGCAGGGCGCGAATTAAGCTCGAAATAAAACGAGAAAACCAAGAACTGAACGACACAATAAATACTATTTTTTAAAGGGGTAACGCTATGAACGACGAAGCAAAAGAGATGTTAAAGTATTACGGGGATCAACTGGTAAGGATTAGAAGACTTAACAAGGATCTAGAAGACAAAGTAAAA